GGCTGCAGGAGAAAGTTCTTGGTATTTTCCTGTTGGTCATCAGTCTGGTAATTTACCAAAGAAAACAGTTTACAAATGGCTACAAAAATTATGTGACGATGTGAACATAACAAAGATATTTCATAATGCTTTGTACGATCTAGGTTGGCTACGAGCCGAAGGGATAGAAGTCAAAGGCAAGATAATAGATACCATGATTGCTGCACCCTTGTTGGATGAAAACAGAAGATGGTATAATTTAAACTCACTTGCTCGTGATTATCTAGGGGAATACAAAGATGAAAAGCTACTGAAATCCGCAGCAGATGAGTTTGGTGTAGATCCAAAGTCTGGTATGTGGAAGTTACCACCTAGATATGTTGGTAAGTATGCTGAACAAGATGCTTTGATAACTTTAAAACTTTGGGATCTTTTGAAAAAGAAAATAACTCAAGATGAATGTTCTAGTATCTTTGAGTTAGAAACGAGTTTACTACCTGTTCTTTTTGAAATGAAAACAAAAGGTGTTCTTGTTGACATTGATAAAGCACAACAGACTAAAAAAGAATTAGTAAAGATAGAAGAATCACTTATACAAGAGATAGTCAAAGAAACTGGAGTCACGATAGAACCTTGGGTCGCCACATCTGTAGCAAAAGTCTTTGATGCTGTAGGTCTTCCTTATTCTCGCACAGAAAAGTCCGGGTCGCCCATGTTTACAAAACAATTTTTGTCTAATCAAACGCACCCTATTGCAAAGAAGATTATAAAAATTAGAGAGATAAACAAAGCCAATACGACTTTTGTTGATACTATTCTTGAACATTCTCATCAAGGCAGAATACATTGTGACTTTCACTCTCTTAGATCCGATGGTGGTGGAACTGTTACAGGTCGTTTTAGCTCAAGTAATCCTAACTTACAACAAATACCTGCGAGAGATCCAGAGATTAAAAAATTAATTCGTGGTTTGTTTGTGCCAGAAAAAGGACACAAGTGGGGTTCTTTTGACTACGCATCGCAAGAGCCAAGATGGTTGGTTCACTATTGTGCCACTCTGACAGGTATAGACAGACACCCACAGATAGATGATGTTGTTAAGATGTATCACGAAGGTAATGCTGATTTTCATCAGATGGTGGCTGACATGGCAAACATACCTAGAAAACAAGCCAAGACAGTTAATCTTGGGATTATGTATGGTATGGGCAAAGCTAAACTTGCTAACGTCATGGATATAGATACAGACGAAGCCTCCAAACTTTTAGAAACTTATAATGAAAGAGTGCCTTTTTTGAGATCGCTATCTGACAAAGCCATGAACCGTGCTTCGAGCACAGGTATTATTAGAACTTGGTTGGGCCGTAAATGTAGATTTGATATGTACGAGCCTGTGTCTTATGGATACAACAAAGCTTTGCCAATGGAAGAAGCCATTGATGAGTATGGTGGTAAAGGCAGAGTTAGGAGAGCATTTACATACAAGGCTCTAAATAGATTGATTCAAGGGTCAAGTGCTGATCAAACTAAGAAAGCAATGGTTGAATGTTACAAAGAAGGATTGTGTCCTATGTTGACCGTACATGATGAACTATGCTTCAACATCAAAAAACAAGAAGAAGTAGAAAAAATTAAGGACATTATGTCTAATTGTGTCCCAAATCTAAAAATACCCTTTGAAGTGGACGCAGAATTAGGCGAAAACTGGGGAGAAGTCGGCTAACCTACCTATCACAATCGTAGAAAAACAAAGGTATTTCTAGGGTATAATCACACACGGACATATCGTTTCGGCTCTGTGTGGCGATCTGAGAGCCTAATTTTTTCGAACAGGCTTACAATATGCAGTAATTTTGCCGATTTCACCATCTGGTAGTGGAACATCTGGTTGGTTGTTCAAACGTCTTGCAAAATACAAACAACTGTTAATATTTTCAAATTTTTGTGTCTGATCTATCACTCTTTCGTTGAGCATGAAGACCAGAAGAAACTCTATCATTCATCTTTTGCCTTCCAAAAATACTCGTCTGTATCTCCGAGTCTAAACTTCTGTCCGTTCTCAACTTGATATATTTCTGTGCTAACTTTGAAGTCTGGCTGCAGTGGCTTGTCTGGTGTCAGTGAGTTATCGTACACTCTCATTCTGTTGTTTGGATACAGACAGAACTGTCCGTTATCTAATTCTAACAAATTAAATGATTTGTGCTCTGCTGGTTTTTCACTGGTAGAGTAATCTATCGTGTCTATACTCTCGTGATAGTTATCAAGAGTACAAACATAAGATCCTTTTACGATACCATGATCTCTTGTATAAACCTCAAAGTCCATCGATCCTATGAACTGTTTGCTAACTGCCACCACCCCATAATCCATGCAATTCCAAAACTGGAGATTATAAAGATCCATATCTGGAGTTGGGGTCTGTGGTTTAACAGTAAAAGCACTAATAGGTAGTTTATCGTAAAGAGCACCATAGTCAGGGAGATAAGTTTCAAAATAAAAAGCTCTACCTGGAATAGATTTTGCCGTAACCCATACACCTTTTACAAACTCCCCGTGTCCATCTTCTCCATCTCTTAAATATTCTTTTCGTACCCATACATCTATGGAAGGTAAATTAACAACTAATGTAGACATTATGACTTTGGATTCTTCTTTCTTGCTTTTTTGGTTCTTGGATATGATCTGTTCTTGGAAGCAGATACAACTTTTAATTTACTTTTTTTATTTAGAGCATTACCACCAACATGATGTACATCTTTACCATCGCCTTTTTTGACTTTACCCTGACGCATCATTTTTCTACGAGCTAAATTTCTATTTGCTCGTTTCTTTCTGCGAGATTTGGGTTCAATTTCATATTCTCTTTGATAGTTTCTTTTGTATGACACTACTCTATACCTTTTGAGTATCCACCTGCTCTAGTGTATGTTAACACACTTTTTCTATTTGCAATATCGTTAACGTAAGAAACATGCACCCATCCAGAGTTTGGCTCTTTACCATCCCAACACTCTAATATTAACTGATCAAAATTTAAATTATTCTCAATGTACTTTGCTAGATCATAGTTACTAACACCAAATATTTCTATATCTGCTGCTTCTCCATCACAATGTTGCGAGGTAGGTTTTGAGCCAATCGCCTCACACAGGGCAGGACTGCGATACCCAGAGTTAATCATGATTGGTTTACCAAAAGCAGACCTGACTCTTTCTAATACATTAGAACACAAAGATTCCATAGCTTTGATATGGATTTCGTTTGGACTGTTTTCTATACCTTTTCTTTCTGCTGTTTGTGATTTGGTAAATTCTGTTAATGAAAAATTATCTGATAGTTTCATCCTATGTTCCTTTGTTGTCTTTCTGCAATGATTCGATCATTGGGGTTTAGTAGCGTGGCTAATCTTGTGTTTATATCTCTTGCCACAGGTGATACTTGAGGTGCACTTGCCACAGGCGATGGAGGCACATTAGTTGTTACAGGTTCTGCTTTCTGAACAGGTTCTTGTGTTGTTAGTTCTGAAACTTCTTCTGTTTCTTCTATGGGATCTATTGGTATGCCATCAAAAGAATTGTAAAGTTCTTCTAATTCATCCACTGGCATATTGTGACCTTTTTCTTCAGCTTCTAAAAAAGCATCTCGACTAGGAAAGAAAGGTATATATCTGTTTTCTATAATAGACCCTATCTCTCTATTTCCCACGCCTTCCTTTTTAAATCTTAATATAACTTCTTCTTCTGTAGCTCCTAATGCTTGTAGTCCCAAGAAGTCTTTTCTTGCTTTTCTAAAAGATCTTAATCTAGCTCTGTTGGCATTAGTCCATGCGTCTATAAATTCTTCTGAAGTGACAACGGCTCTGTTATTTACTCTATTAAACAATGTAGCAGCCGTGGATCGATTTGCTTTGAACTCTTGTGCTTTGAATATTCCTAATCTATCTGGATCAAATGTCTGTGTGTTTACACCGAGAGTTGCTCTAACCATTTCTCCAAGTCGTGTAAATTGTCTGCCAGTGCTTGGCTCTTTAGACTCTGGGTCTGTTATTCCACGGAGAAATCTACCCATTTCAATATCATCCAACTCTGCACCTGTTGGTACACGGAAAGGTGAAGCACCCGGTGTCATGCCTTCTAATACATGTATGAAACTTTTTTGAAATCTACTCCCTAAAGAATCTCCGCCCTCACCTGTTTTATATATTCGTGCACCTGTTTCAGTTGCACCACCTCTACCACCGGGTACGCTTTTAGGTGCAATGTCTAATATTTTTGCTGTAATTATTGATTCATCAAAGAAGGGTTGAAAAATTTCACCGAAACTTTCTTCTGCTGCATTAAAAACTGTTTCAACTCCATCTCTTTCAAGCTTACCATCTCTGTTTAAACTTCTAATAAGTGCAGTAAAAGGTCTAATTAAAGAATCATATGGATTAGTATGGCTGAAATCGTATATCTCTAAATTACCATTCTTGTCTCTGCCAACAGGCACTAAGGTAGAATTTTTTTGGAAAGGTGCAGCCAAGTCTTGAACAGCTTGCATTTCTTCTTCGCTGGTTCCTGATAGACTCATTCCTATTTCTCTGACAGCTACTGGCAACGCAACGAAAGTTGTTAACGCTCCCATTAATCGTCTCATACCTATTTCTCTAACTTCTGGTATGTTACTGCTTAATTCTTTTACGGCTGTTTCTAATGTGTTGAAACCTGTTCTAATTATTTCAGCAGGAAAAGATACGAAGTTTCCAACAGGTAATTGTCTAAATGATTTTATGGCTTCTGAAGTTAAATCATAGTTAGGGACATGATTTCTTACAATGTCTCCTGCAAAGTCCTCCATACTTTTACCACCTAAATGGACTTCATCAAATTCTTTTGTAAAAGCTTTAGCTTCATTCGCATCCTTGGCACTAGCTATATATTTAGCTCGTGCTGTTTTTAGTTTATTTAACTCAAATTGATAATTATATATTTTCCAAAGATCATCCTCACCTTTGTATAAGTCCTCCATTTTCTTTAAAAACTTACCACCTGTTCTAGTGAATTTATTACCAAGATTAAAGACCATGTTTGAGGCATCTAAACTATTATCAAGATGAGATTTACCCGTTGTTGGATTTTCATAACCCACACCTCTACGCAAGTTGGCTTGTAATTCTCTGAGTTCAGCCTGACTACCTATTATTCCTCGTCTTTGTAAATCAGCAAGAAAAGCAACCTGCTCTTCATCAGATCTTCCTGCTAAATCATTAAAAACATATTTTAAAGACTCACCAAGATTTGCACCACGACCTATGTTTCCTTGTGCCATTGCAAACAAAGAAGCGGATGTTATGTTACGAACATGTGTGATTGGAGATAGAATAGTTTTTGAGTATTGTGAAAATCCTTTCAACCAAAGGAACTTGCCATACAACTGCCTTCCTACATGAGCAATATTATTTGTATCATTTAAAACATTTTGTGACATACTTTTCCACATACTGGCAGGAACAGCGATACCGTGCATTGCACCAAAAGGTGTTTCACTAAGATTTAATTCATCTGATCTTCCAGAAGTTCCTTGTTTTCCAAGAACGTATGATCTTTTTCCACGATCTGATTGTATGAACTCATCAAGTTCTCTTTTATTCATTAAATTTGTATCTCTAAAAATAGAATTTTCACCGTTCTTTGCTATATCGTCATCAGCTATTTTTCTCAAAGAAGTGTAAAAATTATCTGTCGCATTGAACTGAGCAAATTTTGCTATCGTGCCAACATAAGATTCTTTCAAATCTTTCACTTCTCCATAGATAGCTTTGAGAGATGGTAAGTCCAGTTTCTTTGTGTTTATCAAAGTTGTTGGTATTTTTGCTATTGCTGTTTGTGTGAAAAAAGAATTAGACATATCTTTAGCTATTTCTTGTTTTGCTTTTTGCTGATTAAAAGCTAGATCTATATATTTTTTTACTTGCTTTTGTGTTGGTGGGTCGAACTTTTTACCCACAGCATTATAATCTAGAAGAGCTCTTTCTTCTGCTAATTTTTGAGGAACAGCACCTCGAAAAGTTGCCTTATTTATCAACTCATCTAATTTTTTTCTTCTCACAGAAAAAGTTTTAGCTATGTTCTTATACATATTTTGCATAGTCTTTTCATCAAACATATCTTTTTTTGCTGATTTTCTAAAAGTGCCTTGTTTTGTTTTTGTAAAGCCAAACATACCCATTACATTATCAATGGTATCTTCAGTTAATTTGTATTTATTGTCCTCCATTATTCTATAACGAGTTACAAAAAAACCACCTTTGTGTGTTCCGTCAGGCTTAATCATACTATCTTCGATAGCTCTAACAATATCTTCTTTTGTAGGAACACCTTGTTTTCTTTTGAATTCAAGAAACTTTTGATCTTCCCATTCTTCAACTGTGCCTTTCCAGTTTTTAGGGGGATTGGCTCCTCCTGTATAAACTTCTTTTTTAGGTGGACGAGGGACTTTTGCTATTATTTCCTCTGCTGACATTAAGTTTTTAATAGCTCCAGACTTTAATATGTTTTCAGCTAAATTATTTTTTAACTTCACCATGTTTTGTATTGGAATTTTTAATTCTCTTGGTATTCCTATTTCTTTAAACAAGTTTTCTTCGGATACTATTGTCTTGCCTGTAAAGTAGTCATACAGATTATTTAATATTTTTTCTTTTGAAAGATTACTTTGATTTATGTATTCAGGCTTTGCTAAAGCTTTGTCTATCGCTTTTTCTAATCTTTTAAATTGGTCTGTGGCTACCTTAAAACCAGCTTCTTGAGTAGGCCCAATAAGTGAAAAAAGTTTAGCACTGTCTATAGTTTCTTCTGTTCCTGCTATGCCTTTTGACACATTCATTGATATTGCTTTGGTCTTTTGCTCACGACCAAGATAGTATTGCTGAGTTATTTCTTTTTGAGCATCTTCTAATTCCTTGTTAACCATTCTTTGTTGTTGGTCAATTAAATCTGAATCTATGTTAGGATCATCAGCATTTCTCATTCTTTGATATTGAAGATCTTTATATTCTGGTGATTCTTTTGTGCTCCTAACAATTGACTCTTCTATGCTTTTAAACTCTGGTAGTTGTTTTACTTCCTCGTCAGACAATGCTTTTAAACTAGCATATGCTTCTTGTTCGGAACCAAAAGATCTTTTTTCTCCATTAAATAAGATTTCTTTATTAGTGTCTTTGTCAAAAAGTTTTATTTGTCTTGTTGTCTCTTGTTGCTGAACACCTGTTCTAGCTCCTAACAAAGCTCCTCTACTTCTAAGATTTCTTGCTAAGAAAAAACTAAAGTTTTCAAAAGCAGTCATTTTTCTTACAACTTCACCTGTTTCTTCATCTATCAAACCTCTTCTGTAGTCTAAATCATCAAGCTTTGCGATGTATTTAGTGGCTTTTTCTGCACCTGCACGGATAACTTTTGTGCCTCCAAGAGTAACAACATCTGCACCTGTAATCGTGGTTCCTGGAACTCTGGCAGCACCAGCTTTTACTGCTCCTTTTGCTAGTCCTGACAACACTGGAGGTATCGTACCAGCCAACAAACCACCTTCTATCAACAAAGAAAATCTATTACCTATTCTACGAGCAGCGTCCTCGGATCCTGAATCGGCAACATTGTAAACATCTGTTCCTGTAAAGCCACCATCGAAGAAATCACCAATGGTCTGTGTACCGTCAGTCGTGACCACAGCATCAGCAACTCCTGCTGCCACAGCTTGTTGTGTAGCCAGTGCAACTTTTTGTGTTTTAGTTAAGGATGATTTTTTACCTAAACTTTTTCCGCCAGTTCTGTAAGCTTTTTGCAGTTTACCAAGTTTAGATAATTTACTTACAAGAGAGGCAGCACCCAAGCCAGGGATAGCGAACTGTGTTAAACCCGAAGTGATAGTGCCTACAGCACCTTCAGGATCAATACCAAAGTCTTTTCTTGTTTTATCTGCCCATAGATTAAACTGTCTAGCGTGTTGTGTGTCTGCAACATAATCAACACCTTCAAGACCTAATTCAACAATACCTTGTGGAATTTTGGTTAGACCTTCAATAAAACCTTCACCTAGTTCTTTTGCCCAACCTTCATCGGTGCTTGGTTCGTTAATATCAATTTCTTTTGTTGATAAATCTAAACCTAAATCTTCTTGATTTTCTATTTGTCCACTTAAATCTAAGCCTAAATCTTCTTGATCTGCCTGTTTAACACTTAGATCTAAACCTAGATCTTGTTCCGCCATTTAATTAGCCTCTGTAAAAGTATTGTTTGGACCTACAATATATTTTATTCCGTTACTAGTAAATGTGTCACCTTCATTATAATTTTTATCTATTACAGCTTGTGGCATTTTTCTAAAGCTACCACCACCTGTAGTAGTATCTAAAGTACCACCAGTATCTTTTGCAAATTGTTGTAATATAATTTTTTCTTGTTTTCTGTATTCATCGTTATCAATACCACCTAATCTATCTTTAGTAGTTTTAACCAAAGCTTCAAGTGCTGGTTTAGTAATACCTTCGTAATAATAGTAAGCATCCTCTGCTTTATCTACAGTATCATAGCTATAACCTTTAATTTTTTTATTAGCCGCAACTGCTTTAGCAGTTGTTACTAGATCAGTAAATTTAGTTTTATTTGTTGTTGCAGCAATTAACATGGCTTTACCTTTATCGGTAAATGTGAATTGACCATCTTCGTATGTTGCGTAGTCAGCACCCAAAGCATAGATATTCTTAATCTCTTTTGTTGATGCTTTATCTCTTAATTGTGCACTAAGTTGTTTTTCAGTGAGCTTTACATAATCGTCTTGTTTTTTCTTATTTAATGCAAGCTCTTGAACTTTTAAATCAAAAGTTTCAGCTTCTAACTTCATGGACTGTAGAGCTTGAGCCGCGGTTAAATCTAACTTAGCAAACGCTAACTCATCTGTAATTTTATTTCTTGCTGTTTTATATTCTAGTTCTGTTTTAAATTGAAACTTGTTTTCTTCTAATTTTGCAAGTTCTCCGTATGCTTGTATTTTTAAGGTTCTTTCTGCTATTTTTGCAGCTTTCTCATCTTTCATGAGATCATATCTTATTTTAGCAAGACTTTTTCTGTCTTCTCTTTCTTGTTGATTGATTTGATTTAAGTCTTTACCAAAAGATTCAACACCAAAAAGTAAACCTTTTGATATGTTTGTAAGAGCATTCTCACTCTCTCCTGCCGCTGTAGCTAAACCACCTTTGATCATGGACATCCAAAAGGCTGTTACCCTATCATCGTCATACTGTCCTTCTTTTAAGTCTAAAACTTCTCTAGCCTTTTTATCTACATCTTCAAGGCTTATTTCGTCTTCTTCCTCTTCCATCAAAGATTCTATTTTTTGCATATAGTCTGTTCGTTTAGCATCGTCTGCTTCATATCGTCTATCTATCTTTGCTAATTTGTCTTTGAAAGCTTCATAGCTACTCGCTACATCAGTAAGAAAACTAGATTTCTTTGTGTCTTTAGGTTTATCATCTGCTGGTTTATCGTCTGCTGGTTTTAATATATTTTCAGTTGTTTGATTAATTTTACCTGGTGCATCGTCTAATTGTGCTTCTGGTGCAACAAATTTAGGCTGTGTATCTGATTGAAAATCATCAACTTGCATTATGTTTTCTTTTTCTGGAGTTACTCCAAATTCTCCTTGTTGTTTAATTATTTTTAAATTTTTGTCTTGCTGTGTTTCTTTTTTATCCATTTGTGATTCAGCAGGTAAATCAAGACTTCTGTTTAAATTATCTTTAGGTATAAATTTTTTAAGATTTTTATCGTATGTTATGTTTGGATTTTGTTTTAAAATTGTAGGAACAGCAAGAACAGAAAAACCTCTTTCGTTAAAAGAATCGGCTATAGATTGAACACCACCATCTTGATAACCTTTAACTGCACCACCACCAGCGTAATTTTGTACTGCACCCATTAACTCTGGCGATGATGCAAGAATACCCATAGGCTGTCTGCTGTTATACATATTCATAACTTGTTGTGCGAACATTCTTCTTTTTAGTGGATCATCCATTAAGCTCTCCCGAAACCTGGAAAACCTTTTCCTTGATTCATTAAACCAAAAGCACCGATACCTGCTTGTGCAAGACCCAATAATTGTGAACTAGTGCTTGGAGGAGGTGTTGTAGTTTTGGAAAAGGTCTGTTGTAGTGCTGGCACGCCTCTAAAGATATCAGATAAAAATCCAATTTGCTGAAAAGGTAATGATTGTTCTGCCAGTATGTTTGCTTTATCAATATCAAGTTGTTTTTGTCCTTGCTGTTGTTGTAGTCCACCGATTCCTAATAATGTATTAATGTCTTGAACACCCATTTGTTGTCCTAGTTGACCTAATCCTGCTACTTGCGTTCCCAACGCTCCAACAGTCTGACCCAACTGACCTGTAAGTTGTGCTTGTTTTAATTGTTGTTGTGCAGCTTGTTGTGCTAAGTTTTGTGCTTGTTGAAATCCTTGCGATCTTAATTGTGCACCAGTTCTTGCTTGTTGATCCATGACATCAGCAGCTATCTGTCCTTGTAATACTGCTTGTCTTGATCCGCCAAACGCACCTGATCCAACGGCTCCTGCTTGTGCTTGCAGTTGTTGTTGTGCACCTTTATCTGCAATATCTTGTTGAGTTTTTGCAATGACATCTTCCATAAAAGGATCCATGAACTGTTGATAGCTCGTTGGATCTATTCCTGCACCAGCGACATATTCTTGTGCAGTTCCTAGTTGCCCAATCCCTTGACCAAGAGCCTCTGTTCCTTGTTGCAGAAAAGGTGCAAAAGATCCTACACCTTGAAGTGCTGATGCTATTGCTTTTTGCTGTCCCTCTGAAAGTCCTGCTAATTTCTGTTCAGCAAAAGGCATTTGTGAACCTTCACCCGTCAACGCCTTTGCACTAGCAAATATATCTGCTAAAAATTTTTCTTGAAATTCTGGTAATCTTACGGTTTGTTCAACTGTTTGTGTTGCCATTATGCGGCTCCTTCTAGTTGTGACATCATATCATACATTCTAGCAGCACCAATATTTCTATCGCCACCACCTGCACCACGGACAGCTTTTGCAGTTAATACAAACTCACCGTCTGATAGTCTAGCAGGAACTGAATCGCTGGTTCCTGTACCGGGGCCTTTTACTTCTCCACCCACAGCTGCTTCTAATGGATCTATTGAAAATATACCTCTATTTCTATTATCTTCAAAGTATTTCTTTCGTTCTTCTTCATTATCTAAATTATACAGTTTATCACCTATACGTCCATATCCTAATCTTGTTTCACCTTTAGGGAAAGGACGCATTTTTTTCTCTTCTTCCTTTTCTTGCCCACCTAAAGCTCCTAATAATCCTAATCCAGCACCACCTAATGCTATTTTACCAGCAGTAGATTCTGGGATCATGCTTTTTAAGAATGATCCAATGCCACCTGTGTCTGCTGTTTTTACAGATGCGATTGGATTACCTGTTATAGCACTAGTTGTTGACGGAGAGGCAAAAGGAGAACCAGAAGTATCAAAATTAAAACCTTTTCCAAAACCTTTACCACCCATTGCGTATGTCGTTGCTCCTGCAAGTGCTGCATTTTGTAAGGCTTCTTCTGCACTTCTACCTGCCGCAAGAGACCCTATGCCAGATCCTATGGATGCACCTAATGGACCACCAAAATACATACCAATAGCACTACCAATCAATGGTGCGGCTTTTTTTAATGATCTAGTAATGTTTTTAAAAATGCCCATAGTTCATACTACCAATAATTTGTTGTTTCTACAATCCTATATTCTAGATATCGCACTCGTTGTCACCCTTGTTTTAGATAACTCTTGAATACTAGCCACAACATGCAATCTATTAGCTGTTGCAGCCTGTACTTTTAATATCTCTCCACTTTGTAATATCAAATCTTTTGAAAGTAATTCTACCGTTGTGTTAGCTCCTACGGCTTTCACTTTAAATAAACTAAACGTATCACTGCCATTTACAAGTTGCACTGTAATTGTATCAGCGTTGCCACTATCTTCAGACACTAATATAGAGTTTACAACGGCTGCATTGAAATCGGCATCACTAGGAACTGTAAACAAAGTTGTAAGATCCGTTGTGGTTAAATCTACTTTTGCGTTTGTTACACCTTGAATATATTGAGGAATACTGGTTATTAACATTAGCGTCTACCATCCTGTCTTATATCCACTCTAGGTGTACCTAATTTATATTTAGTTCCCAGTGATGTGGAATCAATTCTTAAAGCAAAAGATCTGCCTCGTAAACGATAATTTAATTTTTCTGTGAACTGCTCTACTGGACTAGTTGCAGATCTCTGTGTTGTAACTTGTGCTGTCTCGTTAAAATTAGCACCAGGATTATTTCTTGATTTCATAGTAAACGATACATCTGGGTTAACACTTGTTGATCCAGTAAACGTAATATCTGGTATAACTTGTTTTAAAAACAAGAACTTATCGCCATCTCCTATATCTATGGCTGAAGATTCTATAAACGATGTCATAGCAGATCCATCATCATCAAATCCAACCTCATGGTTATAAAGCAACGAACCACCTGTGGCTTGTGGTAGGTTTCTTATGCCTCTATCAAGCCATGCTTGTCTTTCAAGTGTTCCGTAATACCAAACTTTTTCTAAATAATTATAGGCAACATATTTATCTATCTCTGTACCAGCAGATGATGGATAAAACCATAATATTTCACTAAATTCAGAATTAAGTCCTACATGTACTTTATCACGCTCTGCAAAATTAAAATCTAAAAATACTTTATCTTTTACTGTGCATGGAAGTTGTATAGTTTGACCTCCAGAATAAACATAGAACGTATCTACACCCATCCAAAACACTGCATCCTCAACAGCTATTGCAGAGAACGGACTCATAATTGTTATGTTCTTTGACAATTCTTGCAAACCAAACGTAAATGGTGGACCTATGAACTTCATGGCGTGTAGTGTTTTATTAGTGAAGACGAGTATCTGTTGTTTTGTTTCAACAGCTTGTACGAAGGTAGATCCACCACCTAATCTTAAATCACCTGCTGTGTTTGTAGCAGTTGGGAAAAAATCCACTGGGTTTTCTTGTGAAGAAAAACGTATCAACAAAGGATCTTGCACACCATCACCTCTTTTAGTCGCCTCTTGGTCAGCATTTGACGCAGTGGGTGCTTGACCTAATCCATCACAACCAAACACAATTACATGTCGATCTTGGTCTGATACAAGAACTTGTTTAGCAACTCTAGGAACACTAGTTTCTCCAGAATATGTATCTGTAGCACTAAGCTCTTTTGCTCTACCATTTTCTCCAAGACCTAAAGTTTTGTCCCAATAAAATATACCACCATCTCTTGGATTTAATATAAGATCCTCACCAAAATTGTCATGTGACCATAATCTGATCTGTGCTCCAGGCACTGTAACACTTGCTGCGTCACCCCATCCAACAAAATCATTAGCAGAATCTGCATTACCAACTGCTAATCTAACGAGTGTATTATCTGCGTGTGTTGTAGCAGTCGTTCCGCTATGTCCACGAGTTACAGTCATTGTATTGTCATCAGTAGTTGCAGATATAAGCATAAGCTCTTCTTCTACGAGTATTACATCGTTGGCAGTATTCATGCCTGTTTCATCATCTACATCCACGCCAGTTTCACTTGCATCCAATGCCTCGTTTAGTTGTGTTGCTAAAGCACCAGATGTTGTTCCGCTCCACTGACCTGCACCCCAACCAGTTCCACCGACTGTTACATCTAATCCAACATTCAACTGGTATGCACCTACAACGCTAGATCCACCATTACCAGTATCAGATGAATTAGCTGCTACACTTGATGTTATTGTGTAAGCATTAGAACTTATCAATGATGCTATCTGAAACTCTGCATTAAGTATTGTAGCTGTGATTGTACCACCCAAACTAGATGCACCAGAGAATGTTACAAAGTCTTTTTCATTTGCACCATGTGCTGGATCTGTAACTGTTATTGTTGTAGATCCGTTTGTCGCAGAAAAAGTTACATCACCTGCACCAGTTGTTTGTCTTATGGGTGTTATGTCATTAAATGTCTGACCTTCTTCTATATAGTATTTAAGATGCGTTCCAATACCCATGAAATCAGAGCTATCAAGAGCTACCCAGTTGTGTAGTCTTCTAGCACTGCCTAGATACTGATTGGTACTATATTTCTCCCAACCACCAAACTTTTCTGGAAAACCAAACCTAAATCTTACTTTATCACCATCAACAAAACCACCTTCGTTACTATAAGATGTAATGTCAGACACAATACCAGGTTTAAATTTTAAAGCTGTCATAGGCATTATAACGCACTCGTTGATAAAGTTCCTGAATAAGCAGTGGCATTTAATGAGCCACTACCATCACTAATAGGTTTTAAAGCAAAAGGTTGTCCACTTTCATTACTACCAGATATAGTACCAGTTAAACTAAAAGAACCATCTGTTGAATCTCTGTTCGCAGTGCTTGTAGCACCAGCAGATACTGTTGCACTAAACGGATCACTGCCAGATAACACACATGATATTGCTAAATTGTTCGTAAATATAAATCGTCTACCTGCTGTTGGTCCTGTAACGCTTACATTTTTAATTTGATTAAACGCTCCACGACCACCTATAATTGCAACTACTGCTTTACCTGTAGCAGAGTCTATAAACATTTCAATATCAAAACTACCTGAATTACCATTATTCACACCAACTAAAGCATTATTCCATTTCATAAAACGATATGTGCCACCAGCATGAGAATGAGTTGTATTTGTACTTGGTCGTTTTGAAGTGCCACCATCAAATGTGCTTGTACCTCCTGTTCCACCTGAAGTTGATGGACCAGAAATGCGACCACTTATTGGTGTGCCGTCTTCCATAAAAGCATGAGTAAAAGACATACCAAAATCTGATCTATTTATGTTATCAAGTCCTACTCCACCAAAAAGAGTTGTAAAACTTGTAGTATAATATGTTTCATTTACAAGCATACCAGCAGTGCTACCAGTATTTGGTTTAGTTACTGTTGTATTTCCATCACCAAAACTAACACCACCACCAGATCCAGAAGAAGCACCAGAACCTCTGCTATCACTAACTAAAGCAGTATCAAAAGTGTGTGTATCAGTCTGTACATTTACTGTAGAATTATCTGCCTCACTTATTGTGGTTACACCAGAGTTTCCAGTTGAACTTTGTGACGATGTAAATGTTTTAAGCGTGGACTGTATGTTACCACTGCCTTTAAGTTCTAGTGTTGTGCTAGAATTAGTGGTCAAGGGTGATCCACTAGAATTAATTATGTTATTACCATTTGTATCGAGTATTAGTTTTTTATGTGCAGAATTGTTATCCAAACTTAGATTACCATTTATATTATCAGACAATCTAAAAAATTGTATTGGAAGTTTAGTCCTATCACCAGCTTTAGTGTTCAAACTACCACTTGAGTCTACTTCGGTAAATCCTACATTTGATATTAATGGTATTGCCATGTATCACCTAAAATTTAATTGATTCTACAAAAGTAAAAATACTTCCGTTCTGATTTATCGCTATTGCAAAAGATACCGAACTGCCAAGACTTACACCTTGAGAATTAGATGGATAACTAATTGTTAATGTATTAGATGAACTTGTCTTATCTATAATAATGTACTGACCTATTGCCAAACTACCTATAGCCAAAGTCAAAGCTACGTTGTTACTAGATGTGTCCACTTTCTGATAATGTGATTGTGCCACACTTGGTGTTAATGTGTGCGTAGCTGCTGTTATAGCACTTGGCACTGTTACAAGATTAGCATTAAAATATGTAGAAAATGTCTGCACTTTTGTTTGCTTCATAGTGCCACCGTCATTGGTTACAATGCCATCATCATCAACAATAGCGTCTGTTCCCACAGTTGTACTGCCATCCGTACTATTGTTAATCTCGGTTGCTGTGGAAGCTACTTTTGTTCCACCAAAGGCAAAGCCGTCTAACAAATCAGTTACTTTTGCACCAGATCCTGCACCATCTGCAAATATAAGACCTTTTGATCCAGTTGGTATTGAAACAGTGCCACCTGTTCCATCGCCTTGTTGAAAAGTGGCTGTTTGACCAGAGTTGTTATGTACAAAATACATTTTATCTTGATCGTTAGGTGATATTGTAATTGTGTTTGTGCCAGATGGTGACCCACCTAATACAAGAACCTTATTGCCACCTTCTGACAACGTACCATCACTAGTTGTTAAGGTGGTTTCAGTTCCAGTTAAACTTATAGCTCCAACACCATTTATAGCTCTATCTATTATATCTAGATTGTTGTTTGTAGTATTCCCCCAAGTACCAGCTTGTTCACCAGCACCTATCTTTTCAACCCCTAGATTTGATGTATATGTACTTGCCATGTTTACCTCACTATTTCTGTATATGTCTCTGTGCCACTAGGCGTAATCTCTGTCCATGTTTCTGTGCCACTTGGTGTTATTTCTGTGTATGTTTCTGTCGTGGCATCTGTTACAACATTTACAAACAGTATATCTCCAGATGATGTTTTTGTAAAATTCAAATCTTGAGAAGATATACCTCCAAGTGTAGCACTACCGTTTGATGTCTGTGTAAACACGCTACTCATGGTTATATCTGTAAAGTTTACTATCTTAATGTCTTCAGTGGTTTGTGTAAAATTAGAAATAACTTCTGCGTTTACACTACCAGTAATAAATATACCTGCTGTTGTTTGTGTAAAGTTACCATCGATAGATGAAATACCAACAAGTGTTCCAGATCCTATGCTAGAACTTGTGGCAAGAGCGTTCATCTCTGCTGTAGCTACTAATAATACGCCACCTACATCAGCAAGAGCAGTTTCTGCTATAGCAGCGTGACCCAACATTAATCAGCTTCCTCTATCTTGTTGCCTTTAGCTACCCATTCTTGGATTGCTTGGTAGTGTCTGTTGTTTGGGTCTATTGGCACTGATTTAAAATCATCATCAATCGTACAACTGATGGAAACATTTCTGCCTTTGTAAGAAACATATTTAGCACTTTTAATATTCATTTTTATAACTCCGCATCAAAATCTATGTAACCGCCTTCTATGTCTATTACTAATTCAGCACAATATCCTTTTACTCTTGTGGTCCCGTCTGTTGCTTGAAGTCTAATTACATTACTTGTTGAACCACCACCATTACTATGTAAGACTATAGCAGTAGGTGCAGTGTCATATGGTTCTAAATCAAAATCAGATAATTGAGAAAATCCTACGGCTGGTTGCCCTCTCATTCTAGTAGATAAAACTGCCTCTATAAATATGGCTGTTGTACTATTATAAGGTCCAACACCTACACCGCAAAGACCAAGACCTGTTTCTCTAGACATTCTTTGATAATATCTATGACAAAGTCTTGCTTCTTCCCCAAATGACCTATGCTCAAATGGTGTGGCTTGTGAGCCTACTTCCATTTGTAAACCAGTGATAAATAATTCATTATCTGTACTAGAATATAAAGAATCTATACCTGCCGCTCTTTCATTATTTGTCATAGCTCCCCAAGATGTTTGTAAAGTGCCACCAGTGTAAGTTGAACCTGCATGAAAAAAGAAATTTAAATCTAAACTTCTGTTTGCATCATTGTCTAAAGGTCCAGTTGTATCACCATCAAACGTAAGTATGATACGATTCCAAGAAGTAGTTACATTAAATGTTTTAGCTATACTTCTGTTGCCACTTGTATCTATGTCTAAAACTTCTAAAGCATATGTTTTTGCAGTTCCTTTTACATAAAAAGATATTGTAAATTTTTCAGCTTCAGATGTTCCCTTCTTCAATTGTTGTAAGTCTTGACCTTCAATTCTATAAGATAAATTTAATGCTTCACCTGCTGCGATAGATGTATCAGCAGTTGTTACATCAAACTTCATTGCTTTTGTAAATCCCGGCAAATCCGTAATATCAGCTTGAGTTAATGTAAAAGCACCTGCTGAATTATCGCCGCCTGTTACATCAATTCTAAATCTATCAAGTGAATAAGCATCTGTAGTGGTATAATTAAATGACGTACCCCTCTGTGCCACTAGCATTGCACCATTGATGATAATATTCCTTCTCCCACC